TACTGATAATTCAATAGCTACGATTTGTGAGTTTGCAGGAATAACAATATTAGTTGTTCCATCTGCTTGAGTAATAGCTTGTGATTGTGCCATTACAACTTGACCTGTGTTTGTTACATCAGTTCCTAAAGTAGTACCAGTAGTTTCTTTAATAGTACCAGCTTTAATTGGTCCTGAAAATGTAGTTGTTCCCATAGTCTACCTCCTTAGTAGTCTTCTTTCGAAGTCGTAGGGTTTAATACTAGGCGTATTGCTACGCCTAGTATGATTATATTATTATGCAGCTCCTTCTGAACCGTAGATAGTTCTCCAGTCAGTGAAACCGAAAGAGTATCTTTCTCTAACTTTGTATCTTAGATTACCAGATTCAAAATCGCCTTCAACAGCTTTTTTCATTGGTGATCTTACAAAGTGTTTCATTCCATCAGGACAATCAGTCATAATGAAGTATTGATCTGGATCAGTTAATCTTTGATTAACTACTACGCCTCCAGGAATCATACCCATATTTCTCATTGCATTGATATCATTGTCTGCAGTTCCAGGTCTTAAATTAGACTTAAGGATTCTTTCAGCAATGAACACCAATTGAGGTGGAACGATTAGCTTTTGTCCAGATAATGCAATTGGTATACTTCTGTCATCAACTGCAGTTGAGATTTGAATCAGTAACTGCTCAAGAGAAGTTTCTGATAAATCTGCCGCTGTAGATAATGTGTTAGAAGCAGTACCACCGCCACCTAGTGGGTGAGAAGCAGACAATAAAGCCACGCCATCGCCACCTACTGAAGTAGTAGTTGCATTGTTCAAGATGTTAGCACCTTTGATTTCTTTAGTGTGTTGCATTGATCTTGCTAAAGCTCTAGCATATTTTGCACCTAAAGATCCGTATAGACCATCTTCTTCAGCTTCCTCTGTAATAGCGAATGCTAAAGCAACAGTTTCATGTACGTATCTAGATACAAATCCTTCTCTGCCAGATTCATAAGATATTGCAGCACCTTCTGCTTTCGTAGGTGCAGCACCGAAGCCGATCATTTGTACATCTTCTTCGAATGCTTTTTGTGACTGCTCGATAGAGTAGATTGATCTCCATTGTTCTGGATATCTGTCATACTCCATACCAAACACGGTATTTAAACCAAGATTGAGCTGTTTGGTAAATAGTGCTCTATTTAGTGCCATAATTCAATCTCCTTTTATTATACACCAGCTCCAGCAGCACCTACACCGTATAATGATTTATTAATAACCACTTCTACTTTTGCATCTGCGCCTGCAGCGTTGTTTGGTTCATCAACTAATCTTAATATTCTTAAAACTTTAGATGTAGTACCTAATGTAGCTATATCTAATTCGTCTGTAGAATATCCGAATGTTGAATTGTACGTTCCAATAGTAACGTTTGCTAACTCACCAACGTTGGCTGCAGCAAAAGTACCATTACATTGTACTTTATATGTTATGTTTGGATCATCATATACTAATGCTTTCACAGTTGTATTTGCTTTTACATCTGTATCTGCGTTCCAAACTTTAGAGAACTTGACGTCTCCTGTAGAGTTTTCAATGTATTCAACTCCATAGAATACACCTAAAGCATTTCCTCCAGCTGTTCCTCTTATTACAGTACCGTCTGTAGTCATAGTAACTAAGTCGCCACTTGCAATATTAGTGCCGTAAGAGTTTGCAATAGGATATTCTTGGGGTCTGATAACTCCACCAGTTAAGTGTCTCAAAGGTATAAAACCTTGAGGGGCATCTGTATTTGCCATAGTTATAACCTCCTGGTTATAGTTGCGTTTTACTCTTTAAAGCCGCCTCTAGTAACTTCACTCTTGAAGGTCTTTTGTATTGGATTTCCAGGTGACTCAGCTCTGTGGATATCTTGTTCGACTGATCGCATTAAGTTTTCAGTCATTTTTGCGTAATATTCATTACGTTCATTTACCATTTGTTCTGGCATTTCACAGAGTACCATTCCTTCTATTCCAATAAAACCTGCAAACTTGCCATGTTCTATCGTAGCATAAGATTTTCCACCAGTGACCGTTTTAGGATCTCTTGGTTGCCAACCTTCTCGCATACGTTTAGCAACGTTTGTCGGCTGCTCCTGTCCTAAGATCATAGTTGCAATCCATCTTTGTTTGAAACCAGGTCTTGGGTCAGGCGCTTCAAGTAAATTACTTGGCTGCCAATGTGAAACTCTTGAAGATTTTTCTTCTTGAGTTTCGTGTTTTATTTTATTACTCATAGTCGTGCTCCTTCCGTTCACGTATTGGTGCTAAAGTTTTTTACTTCTTTAGCAAACCGTTTTAGTGCTGCTTCATCATTAATGTCAATACCAAAATTTCTTGCGGTATCGAGATCATCTTGAGTTAGCTTAACTCGATTACTGTCAGTAGCTTTTTTACGACTAACTCCAGCAACGGGAGACTGCACTCTGTTGTTTTTTTGTACCACATTTTTCTCGTTTTGAGAAGTGTTTTCTTCTGATTTATTGAAATATGATAAACCACTGTCTTTTAAACGTTTGTTCATCTCATCATAATAACCAGGATCATTTACGTCCCAACCTTCTTCAGTCAATTCAGCATCAATTCCATAAGCCATAGCTGTTTCTTTTCTATAACCAGGTTTATTAAACCAATTACTGTTTTCTTTGACCCAATCTGCTGCTAATGGCGGTACTTTTGCATCATTTTTTTTAGCTTTTGGCTTTTCAGCAGAATATTCTTCAGTTTTTGACATTTGATTTCTGATATCAGCCATTTTTTCATAAAGCTCTACTTGTTTATCAGTATTACCTTCTTCAATTGCTGATTTTAAATCAGAAGAAACTGAAGTATATTGATTTTTTAGAGATTTATTAGCAATTTCAAAAGTTTTTCTTTCAATTTCAGCTAATCTTTGCTCTAATTCAACATTTCTTTGTTCAGCTTCAGCTCTTTTTGCCACTTCTTTAGCAATTCTTTTACGAACTTTTTCAGAATATGGCATATCATCTGAATATTTTGGAACTTCAGGTTTTTTTTCTACCTTAATTTCCTCTTTTTCTTCAGTTGATTCTTCTTTTTCAGAAGCTTCGGCTTGTTCAACTAAATCTTCAATAGGGTTACTAGGAACCTCTATTTCTTTTTCAGCAGAATCATCATCTAACCTAACTTCTAACTCTTTCTTTTCTTCTTCGATCATAGTTTCTCCTATGTTGTCGTTAGCTTATGCTAACGTATATTATAATTGTTGAGATATTACTTCAGGGTTGTCTAATGTAGCAAGTATCTCATCGTCATTTATTATCACCATTTTGACTTTTTGTACAGACACTTTGGCTCCTGCATATCTACCAAAAACTACCCAATCTCCAACTTTACACCATGGAGCTTTTCTGTCACTATAACATTCTGGTCCCATAGCTATTACTTGACCTACACTATTAAGATATGATTGTGTTTCTTTATTAGAATCAGTCAAATAAATTCCGCCTTTAGTTTTTTCTATAACTCCTCTAGGTCTAATTAAAATTCTATAACCAACTGGTGCTGGTACTTTTTCTGGAGTAGGCACATCATTATCTGTTGCCCATTGTTCATTACTAATCATCTTCTTCTATTATTCCTTTCTGGTATTTTTCTGTTGTTTCATTAATAATTTCTAATGCTTTATTTAAACCTTGTGACATACCATAAACACGTTTAAATTCTTCTATGTTATCTACACCTTTAGACAACAAATTTTTACCTAATTCTGAATTATAATTTTTTATGTTCTGTCTTATCGCTTGTAGTAGTCGTTCCATCTACACCTTTCATAAAGAAATCTAAAGTTTCTTCAAAGTTTTTTTTAAGTCCATCTGCAGCAATTGCAAATAATTTTGGTTTAACATATTTAATAGAAATTTTATGATTTTCTAAAAACTTTTTTGCTTGTCTTACTTTTTCGTTTGGTATAGCCATTACTTATCACGTCTTGCAACTTTAGAAGCTGTCTCAACTATTTTAGCTTTAGTCTCAGCATCTTTTCTTGCATTAACTCTTTCCTTATCTTTTACTCCTTCAGCAAATCTAGCTTTTCTAATATTTAATTCTTCAGCTTTTAATTGTAGATTAGCTTGCTTCTCTTGCATTTCCATTGCCATTTTTTGTTGTTCTGGTGATGGCGGCATACTACCCATTAAACTTTGAGCAGCTTGTGCTGCAGCTGCAGCAATTCTATTTTCTTGTTCGATAGGTATTTCTTTAGTTTCTTCTTCTCTAAATTCTTCATTAAATTGACCAGTAGAAGTAGGTACACCTTCTGGTACTTGAGCTTGCATTTGTTGTTGATATAAAAATGCCATGTGTTGTCCCATATGAGCTAACATCTGAGGATATAATACTTGTTTAGCTTCAGGACTACCAGCAAA